ATATAATATAAGTACATCTAATACTTCTGATAAATCTAAATTTGAACAACCATAAAGTTGTGCTCCACCTACTCCAATATCAAATTGACTCCCCCATTGAAAAATATGGTATAATTTATCTTTATCACCTGTATTAGCAAATCTAAATATTCTAATCCTACCATAAATAGTTATAGTATGAAAACCAGGTGTTGCATAAGTATGAGTTCTATTAGCAAAACTATTTATAGATTGTGTACCATCTCCCCAATCTATAATACCATTGTAAATTCCATTTGTCTGATAAGGTAAAGTAACAGTTTCGTTAGGAGTTGTTGTTCTCCATTCACTAATATGAGGAGTATTACCTTGGTAAATTCCTTTAAGAATAGTAGTCCCAAATCTACCTAATTCTGGCAATATAGTAATGGATGTTTTCATATTAAGCTACATAAGCAATTATAAATGTTGTATCTGTTGCATCATAATCAAATGCTCCTGTAATAAATTTATTATTATTTCCTCCTGCATCCATATTAATAGTTGCTCCTACAGGAATACTTACTGCAGGATTTCCATTAACAGTTAATGTTCCAACAGCATTACCTGCATTATAAATAGATACACTGTGAGGTCGTCCAGGAATAGTTCCTGTAGTACTTACAGAAATTAAATGTGGAGTTTTGATACTATCTAAACTATTATCTTTAACTAATAACTCTTCCTGTCCTGTTACTGCTACATTAGTATTATTTCTACCTTTTATGGTTACTTCTCTATTAGACATAATTATTTATTTTAAATGTTATTATTTTATCCTTGATTATCAGTTGTATTGTTACCGTTTATACAATATCTTGTTATACCTGATGGTCCTACAACTGGAAAACTTCCTGAGTCTAATTTGCAATAATATAAATCACCGTTCATTGCATTTGTTGGATTAAAAGAACTTTCATTTGCAACACAATAATATATCTTAGCTTGAAAAGTAGCAGCTAAATACCCAAAGCTTTTACCCCCTGAACAAACACAATTATAAAATGTACCATTAAATTGAAACTCTAAATCATCAGATGCACCAAAAGAATAATCTGTTGAAGAACAATTAGTAAAAACAGAACCTGCTCTAACATCTCCATTGTAACCAAATGAGTATCCTTCAGTTGACGTACAATTTGTAAATTTTCCGCTACAAATACCAGGGCTTGTATAATCTTCAGAAGAACCAAAACAATAACTAACTCCTGTACAATTAATAAAAACACCGTCTGCGTCTCCCTGATAACCAAAAGAGTAATTATCTGCAGTACAATCTGTAAATGTACCACCTGTTGCAGTTGTTGCTATACCAGTTCCTGTTGAACCAAAACAATAACTAGTTCCTGTACATCTTGTAAATGTACCATTTGCTCTATATATATACCCAAAAGAAAAACCAGCAGCAACACAGTCTGTAAAAATACCACTTGCTGATACCGAAATTTCTAAAGTTGCATCCCCAGCTCCAAAACAGTTATCACCTCCTTTACAATTTGTAAATATACCACTTGCGTCACAGCAATAACCAAAGGAATAATTATCAGCTACGCAATTTGTAAACTCACCATTAGACATATTAAAAACACCAAAAGAATAATTATTGGCATTACAGTTTGTAAATGTACCGTTAGCTCCTCCTCCACTATTAGGATAGTGGGCAGCACCGAAAGAATAGTTACTTCCTGTACAATTTTCAAATACACCAATAACATCTTGATTATATCCAAAAGAACCGTCACCGCCTCTACAATTTATAAAATTTCCATCTAAAATAGTACCAACAATGTTGTAATCAAATTGAGTAAATGAGTAATCTCCCCCTGCACAATTTTCAATCGTTCCAAGAAAGCTAGACTCCACATTAAAAACACTCTCTGTTAAAAGACCTTTAATATTAACATTAGATGCTGAAACAGAAATACGACCTTTTATGATAACATTTGGTTCTTTTATATCTGATATAGTTATAACATCTACATAGTCAATGTTTATATTAAAAGGTGCTTCATATGCTGTATCAAAATCGTATACACCAGGGTAAATAATTACAGTAAATCTATTAGTATTACTTAAACTCTCTTCATTAGGTTCCACTGTTGTTGCGTAATCGTAAGCTTTTTGAAGCTCAATAGCATTTTCAGCAGGTGTACCTGTACCTTTTACAATAATGTAGTTAGTACCTCTTGTACCAATTGCTACATAAGTACTTGTATCAACATCCCATAAGTAAGCATTTGTACCATCTGTATAAACAACATTAACTGTACCTGCAATATTAACATTTAATGTTTGAACTTCGTTTCCAAAACTATCTAAATCAAATACAATACCTAATCTATCTCGATAAGCAAGTTTGTTTGTTGATTGATTAAAAAAGATTTCTGTTTTTGCAGCATCCCAAGGATTTTTTGTTTCGTATTGAATCATGATATTATAAATTTGAAATTAATAATTTTATTGTGTCGTAAGATATTGTATTATATAACATAGTATTGTTTTCAATATCTCTAGTGTCATAGCAATTTAAAATGTGAAGTACTCTACGTTGTTGTTTTAATGATTCTAACATGTCACAGCATACACTACCAAATATCATTGCTTGTCTATAATTATCCACAGCATTTGAATACTGACATTGTTTACTCCACACTGCTTTTTGAAAACATTCTATTTCTAATTCTCCTTCTGTAGGAGGTACAATATAAGCTAAACAGATTGTTCCTTGATTGTAAGATTCTCCTGCAGGAATAGGTAATACAAAATTATTATTACTATCCATTACTATAATACCTACAAACTCTGAAAAAATAGTAGAGTAAGTAGTGGAATATTCAGTTTCATCACTATTTGTATATAGTATAGCTCCTACATGATAAACACCTGTACCTGTAAATAGTGGAGTACCATTATCAAAAGTAACTTCAGAAATAACTTGTCCTACAAAAATACCTTCTCCATCAGACATTAAGTACCATACTTTATCTTGCCAAGGTGTAGGAAAATATCCTGTATTATCTTCACAAAGCCAATATGTACATGCTTCTACTGTATTATTAGGAATTTCTACTTCTACAGTATAAGAGTAAAATTGAATAATATTCTCATTGTTATCTTCTTCTACATTCCAATAAACACTTTCAATATTTCCAGGATATTGTGCTGTAGCATATTGAGTAGGAATAGTAGCAACTAGATTATTTGTTGGGTATACAGTAATTAATTCCCAAATTTCTGTTGTATTATTCCATTGAACACTAAATTCATAAAAAGTCCCATTTATTGTTTGAGTAAAACTATATTGATTGTATTCATTATATGTATCAAAACTAATACATAAAAATGGTGCAACATCAACATTAGATGTACCGTTAAAGTAAGTATAACCAATATATAAATGTGTAGCTACCATTAGTCTATCATTTTAAGTAATTCTAATGTAACATTATTAACCCAAGCATCTCCTACTGTAAAATCTGATTCTATATTAAATACAGAATTAGCTCCTGTAAAAAAGTTTTCTATTAATATATCAATGGTTAAACCGTCACTACTTGTTACAGCATATCCTTTTAAATTAGTGCCTTCTTTAGTTAATACAATTTGTATAAAACCTGTAGATTCTTTTTCTACAACTAAAGATAAAATAGTTTCTTGGTCAGGTAAACCACTTGAAGGAATATTAGTAATATTAAAAACACCTGATGTACTATCATTAACATGATATATAAAAATTAATCTTAATGTATCTCCATTAATAGCTAAATTAGAAGTAGGTATTAACATTGATACATCAGGGTCATCAACAGAAAATTGTTTTTGTGTTAAAGTGTAAAGTAATGTTGTACCATTAATTCCATTAGTACCATTAGTACCTGGGTTTCCTTGTATCCCTTGAGGACCTTCGTAATCAGGACTAATAAAAGAAGAACCATCACTCATTAATATAGTAAATGTTCCATCATTGTTATCTGTAATAGAAGTAATTCCTATACCATCACTACCATTAGGGTAAGTAACCCCATTACATCCACAGTTTACACACATAGTATTTTATTTTAATTTGTTAATTACAACCACATCCACAATCTGCAACAGTTGTGCAAAGTTTTGATGCATGTGTTAATAAGTATTTAGCTTGTGTAAAATTCTTACAAGCAAATGCTGTTTGAATACCATATTCAAGAACTTCTAATTGGTCTAATGTTTCTTTTAATCGAGTAGTACAAGTACTATCACAATTAGTAGCTAAGTCATAAACAAGGTTATTTTTACAATTACAAAGGTTACATAGAAACAATTCGTAATGAGTTTTATTAATATAGTTTGTACCGTTAGAAGTAACTGTATAAACTACTTTATAAACTCCATCACTAAGTTCCCATGGAGCATCACTTAAAGCAATAAAAGCACCTGGTTCAGGTGCTGATGTAACTGCAGAATACACATCAATAGTTGGACTTTTTAATACTATTGTTTGGGTATTTGAGTTGTCAGAAAAATCTGTAATTATAATAGATGCTGTATCAATATCACTTGTATCAATATTAGGACTTCCCCAACCTCCTGGATTCTGGTTAATAACATAAACACCTGTAGATTCAGTAACTGTAACTGTATTACATTTTCCCCCAACAGATAAAGATATTTTTGGTATAAGTGCCATAATAATAATTTTTATCAAAGATAATAAAAAAATAGTAACCCACCACTAGACAGCAAATTTTGTGGCGGGTTACTGAGGGTTGGAGAATTACTATTGATTAAAATCGTCAGGGTCTAAACCTAAAGCTACAACAAACGTTTCACCGTTGTTTGCAGTTGAAGTATTCAAATTACCTGAAGCATCCAAGTTTAAGTAAACAAGCACGTTACCTTTAGCACCTGCAGTTGTTACTAAACCTGTGATTGATTCTGTCCAAGCAATGTCTAATGCAGAGTAACGAGAAGTTGCTGCTGTATTTCCACCAATACCTGGGATTTTTACTTCTTGGTCACGAAGTGCAGGAGGAACACCCAACATATCGTTTTGTCCTTCAAAACCATAGTTCATGTACTCGTCCATAGCAACTTGTTGCCATACACCGTTACCGTTATAAGCTCCTTGTGTATGAGATACCAAAGTATCACTAAGAGAAAAAGTAGCTGTAAATCTGTTAGCGTAATAATCACGGAAACTATTTACGTTAAATGGTGCAGCCAAACCTGTAAGAGTGATACCCCAGTTAGCGGCTGTAGCATTAGCTGCAGTTACGTATTCTGTAGAACCAATTGCAATAAGAGTGCTTTCAGCTTGGAAAGGTACGTCTAAAGTAATTGTCATTGGAGTTCCTGCTGGAGTAGTACCTGTTCCTGAAGTAATAGCTACAATTTTATAAACTGCAGATGTAGTAGCTGTTCCTGCACGTAAGTAAGCTCCTACAGCAAGTGCTGTGTCATTTACTTCATCAGAACCCAACATTGCAACACCTGAAGAGTTAGTACCTGTTACAATTGTAGAACCTTTTACAAAAGAATAATGAGTTGCGTCAGCACCTGTTTCGATTGCTACAGCAGTACCTGCATTACTACAAATTGTTTGAAAAGCCAAGTAACCACGAGCAGGCTCTTTTTTAAAGTTTTGGATACCATTTTTCATTAAAGCAATAGCCAATTCTTCTTGAGTACCTGTAGAATCTGTTTTAACAGGACCTGCAAAAAGAGACATTGGTTGAGAACGGTTAGCCGCATCATTATCTCTCTTACGGATTTTAATCCAGAAATCTGTGTTGTTAGCTACAGGAAGAGTCCCTGTTGAACCATTGTAACCAATAGTAGTAATTTGTTGTACTGCTGGTTTGTGTTTAGCAATACTAAAAGATGTTTGTCCTTTAGTTAAGCGTGGAGATTTCATCAATGGAACACCTTCACCTTTTCCTTGGATTACATAAAATCCTTCACCATTTGCTAATCCTGCATAACTAGAACCTGTTGTACTAGCATCTAATCGTCTGTGACCAGAATCAGTAAGTACAATTGCACCTTTAGGTAAATTTGAATCAGTTACAACTGCTCCCACTGCTGGAAGAGCTGTTGAAGCTACGTTTGTGTCGTTTACTAAAACGCTAAAAACATTGTTTGCTTTTCTTAACATTGTTATTTGTTTTTAAATTATTACTTATTTATTTATTCGAGCTCTTTGAATGGCTCAACTATTTGCATTTTTTGTTCTTTAACACGTTGTAACATTAGGTCTAAAGCGATGTCTACAATTACAACATGCGTTGAAGAATCTAACTCACAATTACGTTGGTTAGTAGGAGTGTCTCTATCAACTACTATACTTTCAGGATTTTTAACATATCTAATATGATATTTAGTTACACTGAATGTACCGTCTGTAATTAATTCGTGTCTTTTAGCAGTTGCTGTAGTATTGGGTAAAATACCTGTCACATTTCTGTGAAATTCTTTTCTCCATACTCTAGCATCTCCATACGATTTGTAATAAGGTTTTTTATACTTACTCCAATCGTATCTCTGAATCTCTGTATCACCTATAGTTACAATATAGGCTACAATTGGATTCTGAGTACCACATACATTTTTATTAATTTCACACTCTTCAAATGTGGTATACATGTGGTTAAGTGGAAGGTCGAAGAATTTTCCGTTAGTTAGTGTACCAACTTGAGAAGAAGAAACCGTAAGGTTAGGAGCATCGTAGACTAATGCTCCTAATCCTTGGTTTCTGATTTCTATCTCTTGAAAACCTTTGGCTTTCCTATTATTTAATTCATCAAAGAACTTTTTAACATACAACTGCTGTGCTTCTGTTAAAACAGAAGTTAACTCAAAATCTTCGTATCCAGGAGAACCAAAACTATCACTTCTGTCTAGTTTTAATTCTAATTCGTCAGCCATTTGGTTAGCATTCAAAATCTTATCTTTTTAAATTGTTAATACTGTTTAAACTTCTTTTGCTTATTAATTTTGGTTTCCAAATTTCATTTTTATATTCCCAATGAAAACCTTTTGATTGTATCTGATAACCCCTACAAGCACTGGCTATCACATGTTTATTAAATCTTAATACTTCTTCTATTTTTGCAGTAGATTCAAATTCGTTAATTAACTCTCCCGTTATTAAGTCTATTTGAAGTACTACTTTTTTTCTTGTATCAATATTTACTTTTTTATATTCATTAAAAACTCTTTCAGAAACTCCTCCAGGTTCGTAATTTACTAAATTATTTCCTGTTTTTGTAAAATATTTAATATAAAATTTTTCATATTTTTCCCAATATTCTTTTTTACAATTATCTAATAAAACTATTAAAGGTTTAATATTATTTTTTTCTAGTTTTTTTATCCAATTGGCAACAGGTGTTTTTCTATTATTTCTTGAGCAATAATGTTCAACTAAACGAGTATTTAAATTACGTGAAGTAATCCCTACATACCTAATAATATTAGGTAAATTAGGATTAACTAAACCGTATATTTTAATTTCCTCAGTCATTGTCTATTATTTTTTAGTAGCTAAATCAATTTTAGCTTTGATTCTTAATTTTACTTCTTGGTTGTCAGGATTCAATAGATAATTAATTGCATCTGTCAACTCTCCTAATTCTGCACCGTTGTCAAGTGTATATCTTTTGTCAGACTTACGAATGATAGCACCTGCTTCAACAGCTTCTTGTACAAAGATACGCTCATCATATTGAGGATGATTTACAATCTCTAAGAAATATTTAGGATTAGTATCCACAATATTTAACACTTCACCTTTTAACCACTCTTCAGAAGCAGTAGCAGGAATAGTTCTACCTAGAGATTTAATAAATCCAATAGTAGATTTCTTACTGTTTGTAACTTCAGCAAATTTGATATAAGCTTGAGATTTAACTGTTGCTTCTTCAAGTTTCTTAGTAGTTACTTTAGCTTCGTCAACCATCATAAATTCGTAAGTAGCTTTCAGTGTTCTATCTTCATAAGAAGGAGATATAGCTGATTTATTAGCTAATAGAATTAGATACTTTAACATATCTAAAGGTAGATTTAGATTAAGACTCATCCCTTCTTTTGTTAGAATAACTCTACCTCTACGGTCAGTTCTCCAAAAGTTATTCTCTTGTTTTGACCAATTTAAATCTACTCCTAACTCTTTTTCAAAGAACTCTTTTTGAGTCATCCCGTTTGGATGAGACTCCATATACTTTTGAATCTTTACACGCACTTGGTCGTCTAAGATTACTTTAACACCTCCTCCAAGATTTGCACTATTTAAAGGCACTTGAAAAGAACGTTTAACTTTGTTTAGTAGGAAAGGGTCTTTTGACTTATCTTGTCCTGCTACTAATAGGGTACTCCACTTCCCTCCTGATTCTACTGGTTTTACTGCAACAATTCTATTTTGTAAGAATGTACCGTAAACCACTTTTTCTGCTGTTTCTGTCATTTTGCTGTCTTTAATTAATTCTCTTTAGAAAATGTGCCCTCCAGGCTTTCAACTCCAGAGGACACGCTTTTCATTATTTACTATCTTTCGATATTCAATCTAAGGTCTACAATTTTTGTAGGGTCTTCAATCATCAAACCTCCCCATTTTTGGAAGTGTACAGAGTATCCGTCAATTGGAGAAGCTACCATTTTTGGTGAACCTTTACCTGCAGGAGAGAAAGGGTCTCTCATACCTGGGATATATGCCCAATTGTAATCTGGAACTCCTTTAGGTTTAACACGGTAGATACCTGCGTTATCACCATAATCCAAAGCAAGGATTCTATGAGATTCTACTAAACCTTTTCCATCAGGGTGACGTTGTGGGAAGTAAACATCATCATCAAAGAAATCAACGATTTCAACCATGATAACTACTCCGTTGTACCATTCGTACACGTTCCACTGTGGTTCCATTAAACCTTTAGTGTTTTTACCACCTAAGTTTCCTGGGTCAGTATTAGACATCAAGAATTTGTCAGAGATTACAGTAAATTTACCTGTTCCTGATTTAGCTTGAATTTGTTTAGAGATTTCGATAGCACCGAATTCACCTGTTAGCAAGTGGATAACACGTTTTCCACGCTCGATTTTACCAACACCCATATCCAACAACAATTCTAAATGCCAATCAAGGTCATAAGTATTGTAGTAGTGTACGTTAGATGGAGCAATTTGCTCAAAGAAACCTGAACCTGATTCGATAGCATATTTAGTCTTGTCGTCTTTGTTCAAGTATTTGTGGTCAGCTGTCCAGTTTTTCTTACCGTACATCAACATACGAGCAAACATCTCTTCACATTGGTGATGAGCAACTAAATCTTGGTAGTTAATCCAAATAGACTCTTGAGTCCCTTTGTAGTTAAATCCAAATTCTAATGGTTCATTTTTACCTTTGTTAATAGTATTACCTGCTACTTCATATTCCATTCTCAATGTAGAAGGACGGTTTTCCATTCTCCAAGGAGATGTGAAGTAAGGCTTAGCACCTTGGTAAGATAACGTAGAAGGAGACAAAGAGTAGAATTTAGACCAACGACCTCCTACAGCTAATTCCTCAGAAGGAACAGACATAGTAGAATTATCAGTTACTAATTCAACTTCAAATTTGTAACGAGAACCAGCATCCATTGATTTTTTAACCAACAAGTGATAGTCATCAACTTCTCCTCTAAGAACGTTTGTTTCTTCAAACAAAGGTTCGTCAAAAATCAAATAGAAACGCTCTCCGTTAGCACCAACGTTAGCAGGGAAAGTTCCTCCTGAGATAGTACGTCCGTCAATTGTTTCAGCATCTACTAAAGGAAGATTTTTATCATGTTGTCCTTGCAACATCCAGTTGTAGAATCCATTCTCTTGTTCCACCTCTTTTACAGGGAAACGGTCTACGAATTCACGTAATTTACCTTGTAGGTTAGTTTTGTAAATCTGTTTGATAACATTACTAATCAATTGAGGTTTTTGTTGATACAAAGCATGGAAGTGGTTGTCAGTAACCAAACCATTGTAATCTACAGCTTCGTACTTTTGTAATGGAAGTAATTGAGCCATTGTTTTTGTTTTTTATTTATTGTTAAACGGAATATATTTATTTTCTCTTTGTTGCATTCTCTAACATACTTAGGATACCTTCTGTTCTTTTAGAAGTTTCCACAGATGTGTTACGTCCTACCCCTCTTTGTTCTTCTGCTGCTATTACTTTATCAAGCTCGTTTACTGCTTGTGTTTTAGCAACTGCTTTAATTTTTGAAATGTCAGGTTTAAACTTACCTTCTTTATCTAAATTAAATAACCCTAATGTGTCATAATAGTTAATCAACATTTCAAACTCTACTGGGTTTCTTTGTTGTTTATACATTAAACTATTAAACTCTTTTCCTGTTTTAGGGTCCTTATGTACAGGATTCATAATGTTAGACTTTAGTTTATCTTTGGCAACTTTGTTAAGTTGTAGTCCATCAATAAATGCATCTCTGCTATCTACATTGTCTAACAGTTTCTGAAAAGCTTGTGTTTGTGCTTCTTGTTGTTGTTTTGTTAACTGTTCCTTATTAACTCTAGCCTGTTCGACAACTGCATTAGCTTGTTTCTTTAATTCAGGAATAGCTTTAACTGCTTTCTCTTCTAATTTATTAATTGCTTCTGCATCCTCAATCTGCTCTACTGCTTCTTCATGTGAGAAATTCTTAGCAATCAATTGGTCATAATAAATTTGTTTTTGAAGTTTAACATCTTCACGAACATCATCTTCAGAAATAGTATCAAAGAACTCTAATCGTTGTGCCATTAGGATAGCGTTGTCAGTATCATCAAATGCATCTTCTATTTCTAAGAATCTTTTCTTTGCAGGTGATAAACCTTGTTTCCAACTATCTTCTTTAGCTTTGAATTTTCCATCTACTGTATCCTCCATCAATTTCTTAATGGTATCAAACGTACCTGGCAACTCATCTAATTTTTCTACATCTTCTACTGAAAGTATACCTGCCGTAACAAGTTCTTTCATTAATGCTTTATACTTGACTTCAGTAACATTCTCGTTAGAATGTTTTGTTTCATCAGTAGTAGTACTCGTAGGTTTAACCTCTTTTGTACTTGTTGTTGTTTCTTCATCTCCTCTTTCTGTAGTTACAGGTGTTAATTCAAAACCTTCGTTCTCCTCCGAAGTTGCTTCATCAGCTGTTTCTTCTTTACCTGCTACTGCGGAATTTAATTCTTCTGGGGACATAATCTGTAGTCCTTCAAATAAATCTTCCATATTTGCTGTCTTTAATTGGTTACAATATTAATACTATTTTTATAAAGTATATTATTTATTTTAATAAAAGCTATACACGTATAGCTTTATTTACTTCCTGTGGGTTTATTAGCAGCTTTACGCTGTATTTCTTCTTTAGCCATATTAGTTCTTTTAGTCTCTGCTAACTTTTCTTGAGCTATTCTTACTTGTTCATTCTTATAGTTTTCATCAATATCTGTTCTACGAATATCGAGGTAATCACCTACACCGTTAGCATCGGTGTCTTCTTGTGTAGAATCCATGTGATGTCTTACATTAGTAGACATTTCTTTTATATTGGCTACTTCAATAGTTGCAGCAATTTGCTCACGCTTAACAGAAATCTCGTCATCGTGTTTTTTCATTTCAAACTGACGTTGTGCGTCCGCTTGTTGTGCTTGCAGTTGACTAGCTTGTTGTTGTTGTTCTAATTGTTTTTGTTGCATTGCATCGTTGTCCTCTTTAATCTTACGAGCAGAGTCTTCTAATTTACGTGCAATATCTTGTACAGATTCAGATTGAGAAATAGCTACTAAATCTCCAATAGTTGCTTGTCCATTTTGAATAGCTGCTTGACCTAATGCTCTAAGGTCATTGTACAACTGAGTATCATTAGTAGAGTTGGAAACGTGTATATCATACTCTGAAGAAACGAATTCATCAAATTTAGTAACCATTTCTTGTCCCATATCGTCTAACAAAAATTGTCCTTTCTTAGGATTAATTTTGTAAGCATATTTACAGCACTCTAGGAACTTAGTCAACACTCGTTTACGGAAGTTAGAATCTATAGCAAACCATTTTTCTGTAATGTGAGAAGTTTGTGCTACCTCACGTTCAACATTGTTTACTGCTTCTCTTGATTGTATATCCCCTTCTCGTGCTCCTGTAACACCTGCAATTTTACCTAATGTAGTTTCTACATCTAACATTAAGTTAGTGTACATACCTATTTCATTAGGGTCTCCTACCTGGATTTGTTGAGCAGTTAATGTATTAAAAGCTCCTGCAGATTTACCTTGAGAAGGTCCTTTTAAAATCTCGTTAGTTGGGTCTAACCATGCAAACTTGTTAATAGTTACATATCTCATCCATTCTTTAGGGTCCCAACCTGAAGGAACGAGTGATGAGTTTAATGCTGTAAAGGAACCCTTGTATGTAGCGATGGCTAGTTCACGTTTGTAGTAGGCGATGTCGTATGAATACGCAAGTGGTTTCATGATGTCCATCAGCGATTGGACTTTGTAGTCGTTTGTTGAATTTACTGAACCTACATACGGAGGGGTTCCTTTAGATTTGTTAACCAAAGATTTTGAAGCATAAGGAACAGGTCTCATTACAGTGTAAATATGGTCAGCAACTTTAGTACCTTCCATCCACTCATTTACCCATACCCATTTTACTTTTTCTCCTTTATCTTTATTTGGTTTATAGTCTTCTGGTACGTAATCTTTTTGTTCTTGACCTTCGTCATCAAAGTATGTTAATTCCCCAATCTTTCTTCTACTTCTCCAACATACTTTTAATACCCTTACGTTACCGTAAGTATCAAAAGCACCTGAAAAAGTTCTAGTACCCATCTCGTTAGGATGAAAGATTGATAAAGCACCTTGTTCTCCATAATAGTCATAAACAGAAATATCTCTGTTTAGACCAATACCCCCACCTCCTATAGAAGCATCTGTTTTACCACGCTCTAAGAAATCTACATCGTCTTCAGACAATACATCCCAATAATCATCTATTACTTGTCCTACAGATTTGTATCCGTATTCAACAATAATATCTGCATCTTCAATATACATAGAGTTACCTCCCATTGTATATACATTCATTGGATTAACTCGTCTCATTACTGGATTACCTCCCAGTACTCCACAATACATTATTTCTTCTCCACCTACTAACAAGTCTTCAAATGTACGTAAGAATGTAAAATCAAAATCTCCTTCTTTGTATTCTTTTTTAAGAATTTTGTTAGCAGTCATTTCTGCTACATCTTGAAACTCGTATGTTTGATATTTTTGTAATTGTTGTAATCTTTTTTGTATTTCTTCTTCACTGATAGAAGTAGATTTAATCATTCCTGTTAACTCAGCTTTAATTTGCTCCATTAACTGTTGCTCTTTTCTACTAATACCTTCATGGTCTCCGTTAGAAATATAAGCTTTAAACTCTTTCTTGCGTTTAGCGTATTCTCCTAACAATAGGTTGATTTTACTATTCTCAATACCGATATGTTGAAAAGAAGCAGGTAAAGATTCTAAGTCTAAGTTGTCAGGGTTTATATATTTTTCAAAATCTTTAACGTTGATTATGTTAGCTCGTAGGTTATAATTAGATTTCTTGTTCTTAAAATTAGAACGCAAGTTAATATCAGAAGTCAACAAGTGTTCTGCAAAATCAATATTCTTTTTAAACCAATTATCTGTTTTTTGGCTATCAGGTAGCTTTTGTCTAGGGAAACTAATGTATCCCTGCATTTTAACAGGTGAACTCATAATGATTATTTATTTAAAATACAAATCTATGAATAATAATTTGAAGTATTGATATATTCTTTAGGTTTTTTAATTACACCCATCTGTCTCCAGTAATCATGGTCCATAAAACCTTTAACGTTTTCTACGTGTTTAACCTGTTCTTTAAACATTGTACTATCTAACCACATTAACATACCTAATGCAGATACCCTATCAAAGTTGCCATCAGGATTCCACATTATTAATTCTGTTAACATTGCTGCGGAATATATTGTTTCGTAAACTCTTGTTTCTCCGTTTTCTGATATTTTCTCTTGTAACCAAGATTTAACCATATTACGTGCTTCAGCATTAATACTACCTGATGCGTTAATACCTTTAGCTGTATTAGTACCTGCTTTGTAAGTATCACTTGAACGTAATTGATAAGGTGTGTCTGCTAATAAGTATGTACATTTATGTGCTTCAAAATGCGTATACAAACCAATAAGGTTTTTTTCATACATTCCTATTGCATTGTAATATAGCAACAACTTTCTACACACTTCATAAAAATCTTTGGCTTCCCCTGTTCTTCCTGTATACTCCGCTACTATTTCTCTAGTGTATCTATTCATTACTACTATTGAAGGTAGTGAGTCTGTCGTTGATTTATCTTTATCAACAACGTCAATACCTGCAATATAGGTTCCTCTTTGGATAACTCCTTCATCGTTTTTTTGAGGTTTTACCCATATTTCTATACAACCTTTTTTCTCATCATTTCTACTTAATGGAAACTTACGTATAGGTTGAGCATCTTGCTGAGTAATAAACTCAGGTTCTCCTTGACCATTAAAACTGATGTGTCCTTTAAATGAAGCTTCTGTATACTTGTGATATTTACCTCCTTCAACTTCAGCAAGTTGTTCTTTAAGTAGGAGTATAGGAAAGAAAGAGCCTTCAAGTACTAAAAACGCTTCAGACGGTAACATTGGTCCATTGATAATCTCTGTTTGGTATACTGTAGGGTCAGAAGATTTTTTAGCTAACATTCTTTTGTTTTCAATAAACAATCTTGCTAGTGCTTCGTCTGTTTCTTTGTTAGGACCTTTCTTAAATTCGTTTAGTGTTTTAGAATAAGGAACGAAGTATCCTATTTTTCCTCTATGTTCAAATATATCTTCAAACTCTACACAATTGTAGTCTTGCGGATTACGAAATATAGATTCGGTGTACAACGCTGCTTTACCTGATACTAAACCCCCTGTACCTAATGCCCATATTACTAAATTCTTTTTTGCTTTAGATGCTTGTGTTGCTTCAATGGCTCCCCAAGATTCTTTAATGTTATACATGAAACCTACCTCGTCTAAAGCACATAAGTTAGGACGTGTACCGTTGGCTGCTAATGGATTATCTTTAAATGTTCTATGTCGTAACACAGAACCTGTAAAAGATGTAGCATCTTTGTTAGGATGCATAGAACCTGTAAATGTAATAGCAAATGGAGAAGGATAATGCTCGTCTCCTAAATCAAAACTTCCTGGTAATAACTCTAAAGACACTTTAACTTTTTTCATTAAAGGTTCAGAGTACTTAGTATCAATGGCTCCAATAATAGTATCGGAAGCTGTATAGTTTTTAGACTGTTTTCTTTCTAAGTAATCATCGTAATCTGTAGCACCATCAAACAAAAAGTTGTGAGCACAGATACCTGATGTAGAGTAAGATTTACCTGAACCACGAGCCTGAATACTAATAAAATGTTTAGAAGAGTTCTTGTACAAAGGTTTACCTAAACTCTTACCATGATTTTTTCTAAGATATTCCTTTGCATCAATGTATGTAAACTTCTTACATTCTGCTTCAGTAATACGTCCTAGCTTTAATGCTAATTCTTTTTCTGGTCCAAACTTTCTATCACATGTATATTGTTTGTCTTCACTAAAACCTGAGAACCCTCTACACTCTTCGTAGATTAAAAACAGTTCCCAATCTATATCTCGAAGAAAAGGTAAACCAAATGCTTGTGCTACTGAAGAATCATCTTCAAACTGAATGTTGTGGAAGTTAATGTAGTAGTATAGTGGTCCTGACATCCATTTACCTTGTTGCCAATATCCTTCTATACATCTTCTTTTTTGTTCTTTCCAAAATGTAACTCTTTCGTAATACTCTAATTCAGGATGATACTTAGGTATTTCACTTAAACGAAAATTAGCATTGTTTATTAACATATTATTCTACTTTTAACCATTTACCTAAAGGACAACTTGTTCCTGGTGAACGAGTTTTAAACTTTAACGAACAGCCACATTCACTGCAACAAATTTCTATTAGTGGAGCACAATCAGTAGATTTGGAGGAGCACTTATCACATATAGCCTGTCGTTCAGCAGCGAGTAATTCGATTGCTTCATTTTCCACAATTGTGTTTTTAATTCCTTCAACAATTGCATTACGATTATTCCACAGCTCTTTCATAGTTCTCCAGATTCTGTTAACGATTTAATTGTTTTACCTTTTTTGGTAGTTTTTTCATCTTCGTAATCACGTTTGATTTTTTTATAATCCTCAAACATTTTAGGAGTATTGGCTAACATCTTGTCAATCTTAACTAACTCGTCTGTATCACCATTTGCAATTGCTTTTTTGTAAAGCTCTTTAATTGAGTTATCTCTCATCACCATTATTTCGTTCCAATTAACTAAAGCTCTTTCTGCATCACTTAATACTAACGAACAATATGTGTCAATTAGTTTAGAATGTTTATCCCAATTAAACTTAGGGTCTTTTAAATAATCTGTAGCAATTGCTATTTGTTTATTAGATAAAGAAAAGAATTTAGACTCAGGATGATAAGCAAAGTAAATTGCCCACATTATTTTAGAACTATCAGCTTTATCTTTTGATTTGTCTTTAGTTCTAAATTCGTTAAACTCTTTTAGAATAACTAACTCAGCATTTATGTCCCAAAAGTTATTATCGTGAAGTGCTTTCATTTTGAATCCTTGTTAATTTTGCATGTAATTCTTCAAAAGATATTAAGCAAATATCTTGTTCTCCATTAGAATGTATCATACAACGACTAGTGTTAGAATTTTCAATTTTACTGATGGCAGTAATAGAATAATAAGTCTTTAATGTTTTTTCACCATCTGCTCTTATAATATCAAATGTTAAATTAAGATTGTTCATTTTCTTTGTGTATTTGTCGTTTGTTTAATCTTTTAATAAAATTTATTCTTGGTGTAAACTTACCAAAATTATCAATATGTATAATAGGAAAATCTTCAAGTATAAATTGTTTGTCTTCATCTTTTCTTACTTGACCTATTTGCGAGGATAAACCTTGTGTAAAGTGTATCCATATTTCCTCTACTTGATAGTCAGGTAAACCGTGACGCTTTGCAACTTCTTTTAATATTTGTTGTTGACGAATCATGGAACAAAATTTAAGTCTATGTCAAAATCTTCTTCTTCTAATACAGGTGCTTGTGCAGCATCATACTTGTACTCTGTTGGTGGAGTAGAAGTAGGAGTGGTTGTGGGAGTTGTTACAATTTCTTCTTGTATTGGTTGAGGTGTTGATGGTTTAATAGCAGTCATCACTAAATTAACTTCAAATTTAAATCCATCGTTATCAGGTTTAAACTTTAATTCAGGATGCATAATATTATTCTCATCAATTAGAGGTCGTCCCATAAATACTTTTTTGGTAGACTTTAACCTAGACAACACAACATTAAATTGTTTTTCCTCCATACCTAACTCTTCTCTAATCTCTTTACGCATATCAGTAGATAGAATAAACTTACCACGCTTGTCAGGTGGTAAAGCTTCGTATTCATTATCTAATCTAATTAGTTCAGCTAACACATCTCTTTCTTGCAATGTAAGATTCAACATAAAATTCATAAAGGCAAGAATTTGACGATATATCTTCTTCTCATTAGAAGGAAGAGATATTACTTTTCTTTGTCTCATCAATAATAGTTTTTTGTAATTCTGTATCAGTTGCTAAAAATTTAGCTGTTTCGTACCAAGTAATTAAAGCACCTTGAATTAAGTGAGATAATACGTCTAGTAATACTTGTAGTTCAAAACGTTTAAATTCTATTTGGTCAGGTTTTACGTATTTAAACTGTTGAATAGTACGCTCTCCATAACCTGCTTCTCTTACTAAAATATCTACTACTTGTAATTTAGTATCATCAATTGTTTCATTGTACGATTTGTAAGCAAACTGTAATCCAGATGCAATTGACTTTTCTGTAGCATGCATAAATGCTGTTGACATTATTTCTTTAACTGTTGCTAATTTCTCCGTTGTTCCCATTTTATTTATTTAAAATTATTAATATTCATTTTCTGTGTCGTAAAACATTCTCTCCGAATCCTCAGTGTGCCACTTGTCAAATCCCTCGCAGTTATACCAGTCCTTGTTCACCAAATAGTCAGGCTTCTCAGGAAATGGCTTAGTCACAAAACTAGGCTCCGACCATTTTATCCTATTGTTAGGCTGCAAGGCAATCTGTCCGTTATCAAGCAAGATGATATGATGGGACTTATGCTCCATCGGGTCCTCTGCCAAAGATAAGTCCGTATTAACATCACCACTCCCCCAATTGATAGTCGCATAGTAACTCCCACTGTAAAACTTCTTGTCCTTCATAAAGACCTCCACCTTCATGTCGTACAAATACGAAAGATGAAGCAAAGTGAAGTTATACGAAAAACAATTCCATATCTGCAAATAGTGAAATGGCAAATCTACCTCTGGCAACTTTGGCTCAGTCAGCAAAGCATGACTAGGTAACTTATCTCTCATCACACCATTGTCAAGTAACACCTGAAACAATGCCGCCTGACCAGGCATACATCTGACAGAAATAATCACTCCTGGAGTAAATTCTCCTTGACCCTTTTGGTTTTGATACATATACTCGTTTCTAACAAATACCTTCAAAGGAAAAAAATTATGCTCTATGTGTGCCATTATTTTCTAGTTTAAATTTTAATACAAATTCTAGTTTTTCTTTTAGAGTAACAGCGTATTCAAAAACTGTTACTCTATTGTGGTATAAACAATACTGTTGGTATTGTGTTGTGATACGTTCTTCCTTATCAAAAAGAATCTTTAAGTTGTCCGATTTAAATTCTCCAATTACCATCAGTAACCCTATAACGAAAATACTTCTAAATTAAGTCTATATCTACCCCTTACTTCGGCTGTCCGTATAAGGTCTCTCTCTTTTAAAGAAGAAAGATGCTTATCGAGAGTAGGGGGAGATATACCCAATTTATTCATAATAAATGCTTTGTTCTGTTTGTCTGCGTACCATAAATTCTTTTCAAAATCTAACTGACGCATTATATAAAACAATACATGGAATGTTCTATCATTAGACTTTAATAATACACTTTCGTTAGTGTCTAAGTAGACTGCTATCATTTTCCTGTTTTTATTATAATTGTATTTATACATTGCAAATATACGTATTTGATAGTACAAATATCAGAATAATATAGATACTATCCAAATTTGATAGTTAAAATATACAAAAATGATAGTAATAAAATGTGCTAATGTTTGGATAGTGTTATATTTCAGGGGAATAGTAGTGAGGATATGAATTATTTTGTAATTTTATCAAAAAATCCCCCTTAACATGAATGTAGAAACCCTCAAAGAGATTAAATCTTTACTAGACTTAGGTGTCAGTAATGTAAGTGAAATTGGTAGAAGAGTTGCAGAAACTCTAGGAGTTGATTGCACTGATAGTTATCGAAGAACGATAGCAAACTATGTAAAAAAGATACAAGAACACCCTGCGTTGGCTCAAGAAACTATAGATAAGGGATTAGATTTTAGTTCTATTAGGAGCTATTGGCATAAATCTAAACAGTTTAGTATTAGGAGTGATGTGAAGGAAAGCTTTAACTATGATGACTTTAGGGAAGACTTTTGCAACATGGTTGAAGGACTAGCTCCTAAACATTCTAAAGTAGTAAGAGATAAAATTGTTGATGGACACTGCTTACTAATAGACCCTGCAGACATACACATTAATAAATTGGCAAGTGCTTACGAAACTGGAGTAGAGTACAACAGTCAGATAGCAGTTATGAGAGTGTTTCAAGGTGTGGATGCTACATTAGATAAGAGTAGAGGATATAACATAGACAAGATTATATTAGTTGTAGGTAATGATGTGTTAAATACAGATACTATTAAAGGAACTACAACTAAGGGTACAGAACAAGATACACATCTTAAATGGTTTGATGCATTTAGAATGGCTAAGCAAATGTATGTAGATATTATTGATAAGTTAATACAAGTTGCAGATGTAGAGGTAATATATAATGTAAGTAATCACGACCACATGAGTGGTTTCTTCTTAGCAGACTCCTTAGCTAGTTGGTATAGACAACATCCTAATGTAGAGTTTAAGAATTCTCCTAGTCATAGAAAGTATACTACATACGGTAAGAACTTAATAGGTACTACACACGGAGACGGAGCTAAACAAACAGACTTACCTTTATTGATGGCACATGAAGCAAGTGAATATTGGCACGATTGTAAACATAGATACATCTTTGGTCATCACGTACATCATAAAGTAAGTAAAGATTATATGAGTGTACAATTTGAAACATTACGTTCTCCTAGTCCTGCTGATAGTTGGCATCACATTAAAGGGTATCAATATTCACCTTTATGTATAGAAGGATTTTTGTTCCACAAAGAGTTTGGACAAGTAGCTAGATTTACTACTATATTTTAATTAAGAGATATGGCAACAATAGACGAGATGTGTAAGGTAGTAGAAGCCTACATACATGACAAAAAAGGAGTAGTAGTGAAGATACAAATTAGATATGACTTCAGATTTTTAGACCACGACATAGCTTTACTGCAATATGCTTATAGTGTTGCAAAGAATGGAGAAAATAAATAATCAAAAACACTTGACATTGTCATTTATTTTAGTTATGGGACGTACTATCACTGTAATGGTGCTTGGACTATCATTGCATGTTAGGTTATTACTATCACTCTAATGATAGTAAGAGCCTACCAGGAATGGTAGTAAAATCGTATAACTTGCTGATACATAGTTTTGTATCTTTTTTAGACTACTTATAGGTAAACCTACAAGGTAGGTGTACGTTACCTATTCGTATGAATAGCTGTAACTTAGACCGTTTACAAGCTACCTTAGTAGCAATAATTACTATCACTATATTATACCCCTTCCTTACTACAACTATATTATTATACCCCCTGAGGTATAGAAATAGTATGTCTCACATATTTTATACCCCTACGGTATTATTTTTATATATTTTTTAAAGTTTAAGATGTCTTAATAGTGAGTACTATTATTTTTATACCCCCGTATTTTTTATGGTGTCTTAAAAGTGGTTAGCACCTAAACAACATACCCCTACTAAAGTTGGGGCGGGGGAACGACTCCCCTGTTCATCAACTTTAAAACATTTGAGATATGAAATTGAATTTAGAATTATTGGCAGGCATCGTTAAAATTTACGGAACACCGTTATATTCATCAACACCAGAGACCGTAGCAGGTACCGTTAGTGCAGGAGAATATACGATATCCGAGAACACCTTAGTCCTAGAGACAGAGGTAGGTACGATGTACATTCCGATTCGCTCAAGCAGAGTCGAAGCAGGGATTGACGAGACACAGTCTTTCACAATCGGAAGCTTCAGTGCTCTTCGTGATGCAAGCGGTGAGTACAACGGTGTTGCATGGTCCGTGAAGCAAGGCGAAGCAAAGGCATTTGCGTATTAACAACAGCACCCTTCGGGGTGTTTTTGTTATTCCTTATGCTTCTAGTAGTAGACTATTTATAATCTACTACTAATACTCTACTTCAGCAGTCATATTGCTATGCTTGCATAGTAATATTAGTCTAATTACTAACACTTAACTGATTCATTATGAATTTATTAGTTGTTGTTAATGGTGTTGTTACTACCCTAGATTGGATAGTAAACACCAACGCATAACATGCGTGATAAGCCATAACAGTAAAAAGTTATGGCTTAATAGAAATTAAATACTCTCATCCAAGCAGGATATTATATACTCAAATGATATAATTAATTTACTAATGACAACTTGTCTGTTGGAGAACAGTGCATCTATTACATAGAAAAGAAATAAGTTGGGAAAATCAAAAGTAAATTATACAAGGGTTGCAACCTTGTGAGAGTACAAAACAAAGGGATTTTAATGTAGTGTCTTTTATTCCCTTACTCTGTTTAACCAACAGATAATTAAAGACCGTGGTAGATTGTGTGATAATACTGTGGTGGTATTAGTGAAACAATCAGAGAACGATAGCTACGAATAACAGCTTGTGTAGTGCTTATGTTAAAACTACATTAACTAGCTTAGTAGTGCTTATAACAAACTACTTAATAGACTACTCTTTAATTAGAGTAGTCTATTATTAACTCTTTAAAACAAACAATAATGTATACTCAAAAAACTATCAATGAAAATCTCTTTTCACCTGAATTTTGTATTGTTGCAAAATATCTAAACTTTAAGAGAGTTGCAGGTTTTGAGAAATTTTTAAGACAAATGAATCCTAATAATAGAATCGCCTATGGTGTTAAATTTATTAGAGTTCATCGACTTCTTAAAGAAATCGAAAGCCTTAAAAGAAGTGAACAATAGTAGCTTCTTTTTTATTTTATTAAATCTTTAAAACAAACAATATGAAAACAAATTTTAAAACATTACCATCAAATCCTCTAAATGGAGGTGTTCAATTTCACTTTAAAGCTGATAATGGATATGGTGCATCTATTGTTCAACATGAGTTTTCTTATGGATACAATCAAGGTCTATGGGAATTAGCAGTAATTGGTAAAGAAGGTCAAATTGACTACACTACTCCTATTACTGATGATGTATTAGGATATTTGTCTGAGGAAGAAGTGAACGCAACACTTGATAAAATTGCAACATTGTAAGTTTACAATGTTTAACTTAACATAAACAAGCAGAGTACATTGTACTAACTTATCTGTGCTTTTGGAGTAATTACCAAAAGTGGGAACTGGGAGCAGAGAGTGTATACATTTCATGGGTATACACCTGCTTGTTTTTATTTTATAATCTTTAAAACAAAACAATATGAAAGTATTAATAAACGATTGCTATGGAGGATATGGTATTAGCTTAGAAGCTGAACAATTATACCTTCAGAAAAAAGGAATTTCTTATGAACTTCTTGAAGAAAAATTTGGTGTAGGTAAATATCTAATAAATGGTAAAGAAACTTATCTTCAACTTAGAAGAGATGACCAAGTTCTTATAGAAGTATTTGAAGAAATTGGTTCTGAAAGAGCATCAGGTATTCATGCAGAATTATCAATTTCTGAAATACCAGATGGAGCAGATTATTCTATGCATGAATATGATGGAATAGAACATATTGATAACACATGGTTCACTTTTACAGCTGAAGAACTTAAAAATGGTTTATCAGATGAACAGTTAGAACTTGTAAGTCAAGTATCTTGTATTAAAGTAGAGTATTAACCATTTAATGTTGTAATAGCAAGCTTAAATAACTTGTGAAGACTATTGTATGCTCATGTGACAGTGGAGGAAGATGGATGACCACCTAGAGTACAATAGAATTACAACATTATATATTAATTTAAAACTATATTTATGATTAAAGTAACTAAACAAGAAGCAATTGATAAATTACTTGCTAATAACTATAGAGCAATTGAAATTCTTCAAACATACGACCATGATGGTGAAGATGAAGATATATTTGTTACTATGGCTTATGTAGATAAATCACATAAACATGTACCATTAAAAGTGTTAAAACAAAACATGGATATGTATGATTTTATATACATAG